AATAGTGCAGTATTAGCTACCGCTGTTAGTTGCGCAGTTGGTGGAGTGAAGTTTGCAGTATAAACCGCAGTTCCATTTACTATGCGTAGGTTTGTAATCTTACCAGTAAGACCACCACCAGCACCATTGTCTCGACCAATATATGATGCTTGGCTCGCTAGAGTTCCAGTATATGCTGACGTATTTACGTCTGCTACACCATTAACATACATCTTAGTGGTAGAACCTTGCCTAACAAGAGCAACGTGATTCCATGTATTGGCTGTAATGGTAAGAGCGGTTTGTATTCTATAACCACTTCCGTAGTATACTAATCCTCCGTTAGTACCAACCCAGATTTCCCAACCCGGATCAATACCGAGAATTACTTGAGCAGTTGCTAATGAGGTAAGGTTAACCCATGCTTCTACCGTAAAGTCTCCAGCCATTGCATCGGTTGTAACCTGTAAGTAGTTAGATTGACCGCTGCTGAAAGAGATGCTACCACCCGCAAATGGGTTAGTATTATCGAATGTTGTGCTTGAGTTTGTAAGTGTAAAGGCATTAGTGCTTGAGTCAGTCAACATTGTTGCTGAAGATTTATTGTTCAACAACAATACTGTATTGGTTACAGCAGTTAATGGAGTGGTTGAAGGTGTGAAGTTGGCAGAATAAACAGCCGATCCTTTAACAACTCTTAGGTTAGAAATATAACCTGTATTTACCGCTGCGGAACCAAATGCTATGCCAAGATTTACGGCTGTACTAGCAGAGACGTTACCCATTGCATAGGTAGCTCCCGAATCGGCTACACCATTGATGTATAGCTTTGAGGTTCCACCAGAACGAACGCTGGCAACATGATACCATTGGCCAACTGCATACGTGTTGGTTGTTGTACCCGAACCACCAGCGTCTCCGTATCTTGCAGCTTGGAACTTCTGCGAAGAAGCAATCCAATATAAAGCATATGATCCAGCGCCTGCTCCGCCGACATTGAAGATATTGAACGTTCCAGTTTGCCCAGAATTGATATAAACCCACGCTTCAACAGTGAAATCGCCAGTGCCGAATGTGAATGCAGCATTATCTGGAACAGCTACTGATTGGCCGGATGCATACTTAATAGAACCACCTTCGGTGAAGTCCGCAGGAGAAGTTGTACCATTATTAGTCCAATATGCAGTTGTTCCATCCGCAACATTCGAAGTAGTAACTGTATAAACTACAGTATTTCCTTCATTTACCGATGTAACAGTTGGAGATATTGAGTATGTTGGGTCAATATTGCTTGTATCATTAACTGTAACGGTATTTGCTGTAGCAACTACTGTTCCACTTGTTGACGTAGTTCTTACATTAAGGATAAGGCTTTCGCTGCCTTCGCCTGATGACAAGTCATTCCGCAATGTTCTAGTGATTGTAGCAGAGTTGCTATAAACCTTGAACGAACCATCAGTTAGAGCCGATACAACTGGATTTAGGGGACTCCATGTTGGAGTACCAGTTGCAGTTACAGTATAGTTATTTGCGCTAGAATCGGTTAGCAGTGTAGAAGAAGAAGCCGCATTCAACAATATTACTGTATTAGCAATAGCTGTTAATGTAGCCGTTGGTGGCGTGAAGTTTGCAGTATAAACCGCCGATTTAACCATTCTAAAGTTGGTGATATATCTAGTAGCTGCTCCCGTACCTAAACGATGTATGGATAAGGTTGAATATCCTAATGTGCTACTATTGGTTACCGTACCTTTGCTGACACCATTGGTATATGCCGTAATGGTAGAACCAGAACGAACCAATGCCACATGCGTCCATGTGTTTGCTGAAATGCCATGTGAACCAATAGATGTAGCCCCGCCGTTCAAATAAACACTATATGCATTCGTGCTCATATTGATGTTAAATGCAAAATAGTTTGCACTATCTTGGCTAGCGGCATATACGCTACCGTCCGTTCCACTTGCGCTAGTATAATATACCCAAGCTTCTATGGTAAAGTCGCCAGCAAAAGTAAAGTTTGATCCCTGACTACCCGTTGGTAGGACGGGATAATTGCCAGTTATATCATTCTGGTATATGCTACCACCCGCAAATGGGTTGCTATTATCGAATGTAGGAGTTCCAGTAACTGTAACTGTCTTATTGTTTGTGCTAGAATCCGTTGACATACTTGTTGAAGTTTTTGCGTTCAACAATAGAGAAGTATTTGTTATTGCCGATAACGGAGTAGTAGAAGGAGTGAAGTTTGCAGTATAAACCGCAGTTCCATTGACTATGCGTAGGTTTGTAATCTTACCAGTAAGACCACCGCCAGAACCGTTATCACGTCCAATATATGATGCTTGGCTTGCTAGGGTTCCAGTATATGCAGACGTATTTACGTCTGCTACACCATTAACATACATCTTAGTGGTAGAACCTTGTCTAACAAGAGCAACGTGATTCCATGTATTGGCTGTAATAGAAAGAGCAGTTTGTATTCTATAACCACTTCCGTAGTATACCAATGTGCCGCTAGTAGTAATCCAGATTTCCCAACCCGGATCAATACCGAGAATTACTTGAGCAGTTGCCAATGAGGTAAGGTTAACCCATGCTTCTACCGTAAAGTCTCCAGCCATTGCATCGGTTGTAACCTGTAAGTAATTTGATAGAGGAGTACTGAACGAAATGCTACCACCTTCGGTAAAGTCAGCCGCAGTAGTTGTACCATTATTGGTCCAATATAGCGATGTTCCATCAGAAACGCCAGAAGTTGTAACGGTATAAGCTACAGTATTTCCTTCATTAACTGAAGTAACGTTTGGCGAGATCGCATAAGTTATAGAAGGCGTAACGCTTGTATCATTGACGGTAACAGTATTTGCTGTAGCAACAACTGTTCCACTAACCGAAACAGTTCTGATTTGTGCAATAATGGTTTCGCTACCTTCTGTAGTTACGTCATTTAGCAACGTCCGTGTGAATGTTCCAGAGTTGCTTGTGATAGTAAACGAACCAGAATTAGCTGAATCGGAGAAGTCAGCCGCAGAAGTTGTACCATTATTAGTCCAATAAAGCGTTGTCGCATTTGCAACTCCAACCGTGGTTACTGTAAATGTTACAGCATTTCCTTCATCAACCGAAGTCACATTTGGTGATACTGCATAAGTTGGTGCAAGGCTCGTATCATTGACTGTAACAGTATTTGCGGTGGCAACAACTGTTCCACTAACCGAAACTGTTCTAATCTGAACAATTATGGTTTCAGGGCCTTCTGTTGCTAAGTCAGCAGAAAGAGTTCTAGTGAATGTTCCAGAGTTGCTTGTGATGGTAAACGATCCAGAATTTAAGGAATCTGAGAAGTCAGAAGCCACGGCTGTACCATTATTAGTCCAATAAAGCGTTGTCGCATCTGCAACTCCAACCGTGGTTACTGTAAATGTTACAGCATTTCCTTCATCAACCGAAGTAATATTTGGAGATACTGCATACGTGGTAGTAAGAGTAACTGAACCAGTGTAGGCACGATCAGAAGTAGCACCGTTATTGGTTGCGCGGATTGTGAATGAATAGCTAGCAGCCTGATTATTCAATGTACCAGATATAATACCTGTATTAGCATCCAAGCTTGTTCCTGCTGGCAATGTACCGGATGAAACAGAATATGTAGTTGATCCAACTGCGTTAACTACTGAAGTATTGGCAGTGAAGCTATAAGATGACGCCCCCGCTGATGCACCAAGTGCGCCTGCGGCTGGACTAACCCATGAAACAATAGTTGTAGCAGTAACCGTTCCAGTGAACGAACGGTCAGCAGTAACACCATTTACAGTAGCGCGAACTGTGAATGAATAGCTAGAAGCAGAATTCGTTAGTGTTCCTGAGATGATACCAGTTGATGTATTCAATGTTGTTCCTGCTGGAACAGTTCCAGTTGGAATTGAGAATACAATTTGAGTATATGGCGAACTTGCCGACCATGTAGTTCCGCTATTTGTTACAGAGGTGCTTAATCCGCTTGAATCTGTTAGCAATGTACCAGATGTAGTTGAGTTAAGCAGAAGCACCGTATTGGTCATGGCATATGGGGGAGAAGTCGGAGTATTGAAATTGCCATTATAAACGGTTGATGTTACTAATCTGATACCGGACATATTTCCAGTAAATTGATATTGATTAGAAGTTGTGCTACCAATAGCAAATCCGCTTGCACCAAATGCATTGGCGTTGTAGCTAAATGATGCTACGGACGAACCATTAACATAAATGGTATTTGTTGCACCGCTACGTTCCCAAGTAATATGCGACCATGTGTTTAATGGCACAGAACCTGCGCCGCTGACAATGTTTCCAGCAGAAGCGCCAGAATTAACGTAAACTTGTCCGCTGTTCAAGAATACCATTAACGATGAACCAGAATTGTATGCACCGTCTGAGAAAATTGTGCTACTTGCACCAGAAGTTGGGTAAACCCATGCTTCCATTGAGAAATTACCAGTAATTAACCCTGGTACAGAAATTTTCGAACTACCATTGAACGAAATACTTCCAGAAGAACCGATTGCACTAGTAACTGCAACATTAGAAGTGAAGCTATATGCTGATCCACCCGCTGATGCGCCTTGTGCTCCTGCGGTTGGACTATTCCAAGTAATACCAATAGCAGCTACCGATCCAGTGAATGCGCGATCTGATGCAACGCTATTGTTTGTAGCACGAATAGTGAATGCATAATTCGAATCTGTATTGGTCAATGTACCAGTAACAGCACCCGTTGATGAGTTTAGGCTTGTTCCTGCGGGCAATGATCCAGATGAAACAGAATATACCGTTGATCCAATGGGATTAGTAACGGTAATGCTTGGGGTAAAGTTAAAGGAAGAATTTCCAAATACAGCACCAAGTGCTCCTGCGAACGGACTATTCCATGTAACAACAGTGATCGGGGTAACTGAACCAGTAAAGGCCCGATCTGAAGTGATACCATTGTTGGTAGCACGGATTGTAAATGAGAAGCTGGAGCCTGTATTCGTTAATGTACCAGAAACAACTCCAGTTGACGAGTTCAAAGTTGTTCCCGCTGGTACTGCGCCAGATGAAACAGAATATGTCGTTGAGCCTACTGCATTAATAACAGAGGCGTTAGAAGTTAGACTGAAGGATGATCCACCGTCAAATGCGCCTTGAGCGCCTGCGGTTGGGCTAACCCAAGTAACAACAGTAGTAGCGGTAACAGTTCCAGTGAACGAACGATCTGTGTACTTATTATTATTTGTTGCACGAATGGTAAATGAATAGCTCGATGCGCTATTAGTCAATGTGCCGGACACAATACCAGTTGCGGCGTCAAGGCTCGTTCCTGCTGGTAATGTACCAGATGAAACAGAATACGCGGTTGAACCAACGGCATTGGCAACCGATGTATTAGCAGTAAAACTATACGAAGAACCACCGGCTGATGCACCTTGTGCGCCTGCGGATGGACCATTCCAAGTCACAGAAGTTGTATTAACGACTGAACCAGTAAATGCTCGGTCTGAATATACACCGTTGTTAGTTACGCGAACAGTAAATGAGAAGTTAGAATCTGCATTAGTCAATGTGCCCGTAATAGCACCAGTTGATGTATTTAAACTTGTTCCTGCTGGTATTGAACCGGCAGCAACCGAATATACCGTTGGCCCAGTTGCATCAAGAATAGTTGTATTTGCAGTAAAGCTAAATGCAGTTCCACCATTGAACGCACCAAGAGCACCTGCTGCCGGACCATTCCATGAAACCAATGTTACTTCATATATAGAAGTAGTAAAAGAGCGATCCGAGTAAACGCCATTATTAGTAGCACGGATTGTAAAAGAGTAATTTTCTGGAAGGTCATCATATGGAGCAGCATCAAGAATACCCGTAATTGCACCAGTTGATGTATTCAAGGTTGTTCCAAGTGGCAATGTTCCGCTTTGAACAGAATATACTGTTGAGCCAGAGCCGTGAACTACGCTTATTATTGGAGAGAAAACGAAAGAATCGCCCCCGTTGAAGTTACCAAGACTTCCTGCCGCTGGACTTGCCCATGCAACAGTTGTTACTTGCGTAACCGTTACCGAAAATGCACGATCATCCGATACATCATTATTTGTTGCACGAATTGTGAAATTATAGCTGTTAGTATTATTATCCAATGTACCAGAAATAACACCAGTTGATGTATTTAAAGTTGTCCCTGTAGGCAATGTTCCAGATGCCACTGAATATACTGTAGCACCAAATCCATTAGTAATACTGACATTAGAATTTAAAGTAAATGAATCATTTCCGTTATATGATCCAACGCTTCCCGCTGTTGGACTAACCCATGCAACAAGCGTTGCTGATTGACTTAGAATCTTTGACAATCCTTCTGGTTTAATATTTTTATAAATAATCGCCATTTTTTATTTCGCTCTCTCTAGCTTTAAATGTAAATTTAATAGTCTAAACTATTTTTGTTCTTTTTATTTAGTAAAGAAATATACTGATATTATACGGAAGTATTAAAAATAATGCAAAAAAAAATCGCCCTAAAATAGAGCGATTTTAAGTAATAATGTTTTAATTTGTAGTATTAGTTAAATTCCTCTCCAGTACTTTTAATTAAGTAACTAGGCGAAACCCACTTTCCAATCTTTCGGCCATGATTAGGATGCCTTCCGCCATCAATAGCCTTGATAACAATGCCTTCCCGAATATTAGAATCAGAAAGAGAATCCTTGCCATCACGATACTTTACTAATTCTTCCAAATCATATGGCCCCTTATAAAGAATTGGAACAACCGTAACGCCAAGTTCTTCTGCAAGTTCTAGCATCATATCAAATGGCACAAACTTCCAGTCAATTTGAATGTCAAATACCGCAAAAGATGGCTTATTATGACCATAATTGAAACCCTTTTGGATTCCTGCACCATAAACTTCACCAAACACACGAATAGGAGCACCCATCCGTTCAGAAATAGCTTTGATACGTTCACCAAAACCATTATCAAGCATGTTCTTCAGATTTTTGACGTAAGTATTTCCAGAATTAGCTTCGTTATTAATCAGAACGAACCCTTTTGCAGAAAGACCCTTCGATCCAACATACAGATTACCGTCAAAAAACATTTCAGAATTATTAAGGTCAGGAACATACCCAGCCTGAAAATTTGTGCCATGTAATTTTTCTGTAACGATAACTTCTTCCCCAATTTCAAACAAATCAGGAAAAGTTTGAATGCTTTCAAAATCATACTTTGTAGTATGACCAAAAATGCTCGTCACTTCGCCAGAAAGTGCAATCGGAATTGGTGGCTCATACTTGATAATACCAAGATGATCGGCAACATCATCGCCATTCTTGACAAAAATGTATGTGCCATCCTCCCCAGAAAGAATTTCAGACCCACTATCGTCATATTCAACAGGGAACAAAATGCCCTGTGAAAAAATATCTCTGAGCCGAATACTTTTCACGCGATCTCCCTTAGAACCAGCAAGAATACCCTTATCCTTTTCTTCATTCCAGAAACCTGGCTTTAAAAGATATTCAGGAACAACGGCACCTTCTGGAACATAGACTACCAAATCGCCTTGCTTATAACGATGAGAACCATCTTCCAATTTTGCAGAAATACACAGATATCCACCAATGCGTACAATGCTAAGACGATCAGCATTTGGATGATCCTCTATTGGTTCAACAATCTCTACAACTTTTACCGAAAAATCAGACATAATTTTCTCCTTTGGTTATAAAAGGATAATATCATTAGGGTAGTAAATGTCAAGCCATATCAATCCAACCAATATGTGCTGAAATAATTGCCGAAACAGTTCCTATAGCCAGCATGGCATCTACTGGAGCAACCGTTCCGCATTCTTTATAATATTCTAATACTGGAAGCGTGCTTTTCGTATATTCATCCAATCTAATAGAAAATGATTCTGAATTATCGTCGGTACGACCTTGTTCAATGAACCTTTTTGCGATCCGACCTAACAATTCTTCTCTATCTATTTCAAAATTAATAACTAAATCTATTTTCTGATTATTTTCTGATAAGAGAACAGATAAAGATTCTGCCTGAGATATAGTTCTAGGATATCCATCAAAAATATTATCATTATTTGGTGATAGATTTTTTCTAATCAATTCATTGACGATATTATCCGAAACTAAATTCCCTTTTGATATTATTTCTCTAATTTCTTTTCCAAAATCTGATCCTGATGCAATTTCCGAACGAAGCATGTCCCCCGTAGATAAATGATTCATTCCTTGTTCTATCAAAATCGTAGCTTGAGTTCCTTTACCAGAGGCTGGTGGCCCAAATAAAATTATATTCATAATATTCTCCAATTATCGAAATAAGTATAACCTATTATTTTCGTATATCCAATTTCATTATAAACGGATAAATAAATTAGTCATAATTAAGGAAATACAATGCATCCCACCAGTAAATTAAAATTTGGACCATCTGGAATTAAAGTAAAATTCAATGATGGGTCTTCAGTGGTTGATGGATGGATTGTAAAACAATTATCTACATTAAAGTTCATTGTTACCGCTAATGGTACAACAAAATATACTGTAAAGTTTATATCGTCATCTTCTACACCACAAATTAATGAGTTTACCATTATTGCAACACCTTTTGGTGGTGGAACAGAACATGTTAAAAAGATTGATGGGCATCATATTGCTACTTTTGAAGGAAATTGGTATATTTGGGTAGTTTCACCAACAAATTCGGTTGCTGGAGATGCAACGTTAGATCATTATTAAGAATATTATGGGTTTAATTTTAAATACTGATTTTTTTGGAAATGATGTTGGTAGAATTGCCATAAAGTTTCACGATGGAAATTCGGTAGTTGATGGTTATATCGCAGAGCAAACGGGATCACGTCGATACGTGGTTAGTAGGTTAGACGAAACAATTGATACTTTTGAAGTTAAATTGGCTAGAACTATAGAAGATGTAAACGATCTAAAAGAAGGCCAAGCAACAATTTTAGTTTATCCATTTTTAAATGGAGAAATTTCTGAAATTGCAGAACACATACACCGTATTGAGCAATTTGTTTGCCATACGGTGGAAGGTCACCGTTATTCTTGGAAATTTGGAGATCATATTTTTCCACCTAACTCCGCATATAGAGATGGTTCTGCGCATATCGCGCAAATATGTTAATTTTTATTTTTTAACGAATAATATTGCATAATATACCTGATTTATAGTACAAAAGAAGAATAGTTGTGGAGAACATAATGACTTCTAAATCAAAATCTAAATTAAATACGAGTACGTCTACGAGTTCTATTAATATTCCAGAAAATAAGCTAAATCACGATATTACTCTGAAAACCCCAGAGCCGGTTATTATTCCATCTATTACGGAATCCGATAAACCTGTTGGGCAACGACCACATATCTGCATTGCTACACCATGCTACGGCGGTCAAGTTTTTCAAAATTACTATTTGAGTGTTATTGGCTTAATTTATGCCACATTGCAACGTAAAGACATTGATTTGTCTTTTATCGTTCGTGGTGGAGATTCACTAATTACACGATCACGTAATTCAATCGTAGCGGAGTTTCTTTCCGAAACAAAGTACACCCATCTTCTATGGATTGATGCCGATATTGGATTTAGCCCTGATGCCGTATATCGTTTGCTCTCTAGCAATCATGAAATTGCCGCAGGCGTTTATCCATTGAAGGCATTTACCTATCCAGATCAAATCCCAGAGCAATCTCGCGAAGATTTGATGTTCCGATACACAACATATCCATTTAATCCAACTGGTGCTAGTTTCCGAGTTGAAAATGGCTTTGTTGAAGTTAAGGATGCGCCAACTGGTCTAATGATGATCCAACGTGGTGTATTTGACAAGATGATTGAGGCTTACCCAAAGCTTCAATACAAGCCTGACCGCCAAGTTGGTCTTGAAAAGCTCGCTCATAAGATCGACCAATATTATTATAACTTCTTTGATACTATTGTTGATGAAGATGGTCGATATCTTTCAGAAGATTATGCTTTTTGTCGTTTGTGGCAAATGATTGGTGGCAAGGTTTATGCAGATGCTGAATCTAAGCTTACACACCAAGGCAGTCATCAATATCAAGGCGATTTCTCGCGAATGCTTTCTTATAAATATACACGATCTGAAGGCTAAAAATTAATCTATAAAATTTTAAGGCGGTGTTCTATTAAATGAGCACCGCCTTTTTTTGTAGCAAAAAAACCTCCGACGTTTCCATCGGAGGTTTTACTGTCAACACAAGGAGTGTGGAAAATATCCCAACCATCTTGGTCAGTTTCGACAGAATTGTCCATATGGGTTCAATCGACCATCAAAAAATATCAGATTATCTGATTTGAAACAAGAATATTTTTGGTTAACCTACTTTAAAGATTGAGACTCCAATATCCAGGAGAATACTCTCCATCTAATGCAATAACCCAATCGTCGCCAGTCCATCTTAGTTGTTTTCCAGTATATTTGTTTAAAACATATTGTTGGCCGCTACCAACCGCAGTAAAATCAACTATCCAAGCACCATTTCTAAACATTATAATATCACCATATCTTGCAGTAATTTGTCCCCATGCAACACTTGGACCTAAGTCATGTAAAATTAAATATCTAGCACCATCTATTGGTTCTGGCAATCCACCGTCTACTGGATAATTATTTAATGGATGAATTACTGCATCTACGCCATCAAGTGTATTTGAAGGAAGACTACTTGGATCAATTTGCCATAATAATTGCGATGGATTATTTTGATCTATTTGTATTGTACCAAATACGCTAGGGCCTTCTATATTATCTGATGTTTTGAGTATAAGTTGACTTGTGGCTGGTCTAATCTCGCCATATTGATGTATTAAATCTTTCCATATATATTCCATGTTATTAGAATCTATGGTTTTGCCATGTTCTCCTAATAATGTTATAATATTTCCGTTGACCTTAACAAAATGCATTCCAGGAGTAACGGCTCTTTGCGATAACATTGCTCCTGCATAAGTTGTATCGATTATTACATCTAATAATGGAGCAGTATCCGTAATATTGGCGATTATTTTGTTAATTATTTCTTGTCTTGTTAGAGTAGCTGGAGGAGATAACCAAATAGGTATTTCCAATGTAAGAGACATAATATCAATTTCGCTTTCAGAACCAACTGGTATGCTTCTTGACGAATGTGAAATATCTTTTATGTATACTGTGGTTAATGCGGTCCAGTCTAATGCATTTTGGCTATTCTGAATATCAAAGCTTGGGCACATAATCGTTAAAATTTGCTCTTCAAGTTGATATTTTTGATCAGTGTTTGAAGTCCAGAGATCAACTTTTATTTGCATAGTAAATGGAATTGGCATCAATCGTTTAACTGTATATCCTTGCCCTCTATCCGCCGTATATTGCCCAGTTACAGGGTCAATAGCCCGTTCAACAACTTGCATAGTATCAACGTGGTTTCTATTTTGCATTCGATCTTGATCGAAATTAACACCAGTTTGCCATACTGTGATAATTGGAACAGTAAGCAATGTATTGACCGATTGATTTCGTATAATATTAGCAACCATGCTATTAGTTGCAGCCATTCTGCATGGAACGGTCATTAAAGTTGGTGGATTTCCATTACTAGAACCCGCCATATATTGAAATCCAGAAAAAGCTCTTACAACCTGTTCTAAAAATCTAACTTGTTGACGATCATAGAAGTAATCTAAACTTTGAATAGCCATAATGCTCCACCTAATTATATTATATTTATTGTTATAATATACTTAAACTATTCAAATATTTTTTATATTATTGAATGCCTTTTATTTTTTTCCACTTATCTATAAGAAATTTAATGAAATCTAATAACGACATATTATTTTTTCTCATAAAGTCTGCAACAATTACGGCATATTTATAATCGGAACTACTAGGCTTTTTCGCATTAAATAAATCAGTTGAAATAGACTTTTCTGCATCTTTTTCATTACCCCACTCTAAATCACGAGCAACATAATAAAGTAAATTGTGCAATTCTTTCGATGCCCGTTTAGTTAAATGGCTAGTATCATTTTTTTGTATGAGTTCTACAATTCCAGACATAGTGGAATCTCTATTATGAAATTTCTTTAAACCTTTTTTGCCTTCAGATTCCCCATGACTCTTATAATATTCTTGATATCCCAGCATTTCATCTTTTGTTCTAGTGTTTAAAGGAATTGATCCACTAATAATATTACTAGAATCGGCAACTGATATAGAGTTTCTTTTGTCTAAGAGCCTAAAAGAATCACTATCATTATAAAGAAAGGTTTTAATATTGCTTTGTTTACCTAATATCAAAAGTTCTCTAACTCGTGGGCTTATTCTTTCATCAAATTTTGCTAAAAATACATGGATTTCTTTAATAGCCGTATTAGGAATTATATTTTTTTTAGAAAAAACACGATCTTCTGATTCTCTATGTCGATCAGTTCTATCAAACCCAGACCAATAGTCTATCGGCTTAACAATATAATTATTATTAAACCACGAACCATCTAAAACAAACATGACAGAACCTGGTCCAGAATATTTGCTATAATCGCCAAGCTTTGTTCTAGCTAAACTTAAAAAATACGGATGCCCCTTTGGTGCATACGATTCCTCGCTCTTATTACCGGCCACACTACTAAGTTCAAAATTTCCAGATTTCATTATACTTAATGCCGCCACAGGACCAGTATAATGATAAAGTATGGCAGAAGCAGCTTCGGTTAAAAAATCAGATATACGCATAATGTTATTTATATATTCTGAATAATGGCGTTTCTCTTACCAAATTTGTAGAAGAAGTATCAGATGATATTGATATATTTGAATTTCTTTTTTTCCAACAATAATTACTATATTCAGTTTTTGTCATACGAGACATAGCAGGCAATCCGAATATTCTTGGATCAATAAACTTACTAAAAACAGTATCTATCCAAACTCCACCATTATCAGGAAACCAAAGGGCTGTTCCAGTTTTAATTTCTAAATTTCCATTGCGATCTAAAATGAGATAGATGTTTTCACCTCGCCATTCTTTTAAATGCCCTAATCCATCCGGAACAACGCCATCGACAACATATTTTGATATATATTCCAATGCTTTTGCGTTAATTAATGCATCTTCATCGCCTTTAACTAACGATATTTTATATTCTTTCAATGCCTTCTTATACCAAGGCAACGGAACTTTACTATTATCAATATCTTCTTCAGACAACTCTCTAATATTAGAGATTAATTCAGCTATTTTTGGCTTTCTGGTAGCTTCAAACAAAAGAAGTTCTTTTAGTGATCTCGTCATTAAAAATCTGCTCTAGCTGTAACCGCATTTGATAGATATTGGCGAGTATTTTGAACTGTTCCATCATTTAATGTAAATGTCGAATTACTATTGATAAAATCATAAAGCAATCTATGCGCAGCAGTCCATTCTTGCTGTCTATAATTAACTTCTTGAATTTGCCAGCCAGATTGAATTTTCAAAAATAAAGTACTAGGAGAATAATCAGTTCTAAGGAACCAATCACCAATTTTAGGATTTAATGGAAAACTTGTTCCAGATTGTAATAGCTTTCCCTCTCCATTTGGCGGAATCCCATCTCCTGCAAAAATCCAAGGATTCATATTACCCATCTGATCTCCTGGCATAATCCAGAATTGCTGAGTTTCAAAGTTTCTATGAACAAAATTGGCTCTAGCAGCATCAACTATCGCATTATTGATATTATTTTCAACGGCAATAGTAGACATTATGTCACCAAGTGTTCCCAAATCATTAAGACCCAGAGGATCACTCGCTTGTTTATTAAGAATATCCGAAAATTCTTGGCTAGCCGTCATCGGAGCACATTTTATTCGCCAAATATGTTGAAACCATGTTGCCGAATATCCATCAGATGCCCAACTAGCATCTTCAACCACATAAAACGCATTTATAGGAACACCATCTTCTGGTTTTTGATCATCTCTTCTATGTGGAAGCTCTATAACATCACCAGAGATAATACGACGGCCACAAGATGCCACCATGTCATTTAAATGAATTTCAATAAAAATTGTATCATTAGTAAGCATTAAACCAAATTGGCTTAAATTGAAGTCAATATCATTAACATTGTATATTCCGCGCAATTCTCTAACGATTGGCTCATATGCTCGGTCGCGATTTTCTAATAATAATGTATCTTGAATTGCAAGTATGCCACCATCCATTATAGAAGAATTTGCAATTCCACTTTCTGTTTGATCATATATGCCTTTATATAGATGAACATATAATCCCGTACCGGATGCACCAAAAAACTCAGATATCGTTCTATCAAAGAATCGATAATCTTTTCCACGAATTCCATTATTCCAAATAGATAATCTAGCCATATAACTATTTAGAAAAAAAAGCCCGCCAATTTCTTAGCGGGCTTCTCATCGTCTAATTATATTATAAATTAGGCATTATCAATTTTTACAGAACTTCCTGCGGTAGGATTACCGAAAGTCCATTTAACTAATGTATGATCTGCAAATTGAGTTCCAGTGTTCTGAATCAATAAAGCATGATTTGAGGTAACCTTCATAACCCAATATGTTCCACCAGCGCTATCAGTTGCATTGATTGACATTTCTCCAGCAACTGCGGGAGTACGTGAAACCAATTGGCAAACCCCAGTACCTTCGTATGTTTCAACGCGGTAGCGCTTTGTGCTAATTTGCTTAACTGCATCAGCAACCTTAACACTTGAACCAACCATAGCATTAACCAAGATTGCATTTGCCTGATCGCTAGTCAAAACCGAAGTTGCGGCTGCACCCGCTGGAGAGAAAGTAATTGCAGCATCGGCAACGCTGAGATATCCGCTACCTTTTTCAGTAACAGTAATTGCAGAAACACCATAAGAAACATTTAGTGTAGCGCCAGTTCCGGCTCCACCAGTGGTGCTTGATGCACTATTAGATACAGTAGTATATGAACCACCATTAGCCACGCTAACTGAATTAACACCCCAAGTAAGAGTAAATCTTGCGCCATTACCATTGTTATCAACTGGGCCATTGTATGTTCTTGCGCCCGTAACTGATGATGGTGGATTAGCTCCAGCCCATACACCTTGTTGAAGTACAGTGAAAGTGGCAACGCCATTTCCACCAGTAACTGTATCAACGCGGATTTTTAGAGGAACAGTCCAACGAGCATCGACTGAGCTATCAAACCAGATTTCATCTTTCGCGCCGCCAGATACGTCATAGGCAGAACCACCGGCTGTAAGAGATGGTGCGCCGACAGTTATAAGAGAAGTAACTTGAAAAGTTGCAGCAGAGCCAGTTCCACCAACTGCGGTAATAACATCATTATATCCATAACCGAAGCCACTAGAAGTCGTTACAGCGCTTACCGCTCTACCAACTACTGAACCAGTAGCACCAACTCCAGGCAATTCTGGAATACTGAAAGCTGCGGTCGGCAATGCACGCAAATACGAACCTGCGGTATTAATTGTTACACTAGAAACACCTTCTCCACCCATTCCATTGTCAGAATTAGTGCTAGTTGATCCTTTATTATAATTACCAAAATATTTTTGATTTAACGGTCTACCCATAATTTTACTCCTTGGCGTTCTAGGCCATACGCGATGCCAATTCATCGCATAATATAAATTATTTATGCTATATTAGACATCCATTGAAATAGCATAAAATTAATAGAATGATATTTGATAAATATTAAAAAATTGTTTGGAAAATGCTATGAAAATTAGTGACTTTATCTATTTTACTGAAAGCTTTAATCAGTTTATTTCAGAAGAAACCCTAAATGGCGATGCATTCTTTGAAAAATATGGTTGGTTAGAAATTAATGACATATTAGTTGAAGCAGAATATCAAGGACGAAAAGTTACCTTGAATAAACCAACTAGAACACCCAGTGGCCCAAAAAAGTTCTCAGTATATGTAAAAAATGCTAAAGGCAACGTAGTTAAAGTCAATTTTGGTGATCCAAATATGACAATTAAGAAAAGATTCCCCAAACATCGTAAGAGTTATCGCGCAAGACATCATTGCGATACTAACCCAGGACCAAAATGGAAAGCAAACTATTGGTCTTGCCGAAATTGGTAGCCTAAATACTCTTAATAATGGAGATATTACATGACCGCCACCATAACAAAACGCCAGCGTTTGACTAACGAAATTGAAATCATCTTGGGTGGATCGATTGTAGATGTTGAATTAGACCCAGCCGATTATGATTTGGCTATAACATTGGCGGTGGATCGTTATCGTCAACGATCAGGAAATTCTATTGAAGAAGCCTTCGTTTTCCTAGATGTTCAACCAGATGTAGCCACTTATACATTGCCTGGAGAAATTCAAGAAGTCCGTTCAGTATATAGAAATGTTCTTGGTAATTCTGGTGGTGCCGCTATTGACCCTTTCAGTTTGGCATTTACCAATAATATCTATATGATTCAAAATCCCGCGCAGTTAGGGACAACTGGTGCAGGATTATTGGCAACATATGATGCTGCCATGCAATATCAATCATTGATTGGTAGAATGTTTGGTAGAGATGTTCAATTTACATGGGATGCTGCTACTAAAAAGATTACATTCCATCGTAGATTTGGTGCTGTAGAAAACGTTGGTTTACACGTTTACAATACTAGACCAGAAGAAATCCTTTTTGATGATGTTTATGCCAAACCATGGTTACGTAGTATGGCTGTTGCACAAGCA